ATCTTTCAGCCTATCTAGCTATAATTGCGGGTAGCACGACAAACGTTACTTCTGTTAGGCTGAGTTACAACGAACAACCTCTTGGCGGCGGGTTTCTGGCCTTCCACAATGGACCCGATCTAACCTCAATTTTGACCTCGACGCTGACGCGATATTCCTATAGTGCGACTAATACCCAGGGCGCTACTGGAAGTGTCCGTCCAGTTTTTACTTTCAGTGTGACGATCGGCCAGCCGGTAGACATCACGTTTTCTATCGGGTGGCCGCAATTAGAGCTTGGCACGGCCGCGACTGCCGCCATCCGCACCACGGGTGCCGCCTCGGATGGTATGGCGCCTATGTTCCTGATGACGGCCGGCGTTCTACCGGAACAGTTCTTAGGCACCACCCTTGCTGGTGGCGGGGCCATCACAGCGGACGTCATCCCCGAGCAGTTCATTTCGGTCAGTCTCGCGGGTGCGGGATCAATAGCGGCCGGCCTGCGGGCGACCGAGCCGGTCCTCGGCGCCTTTGCGGGCGCGGGGGCCATCACAGCGGACGTCATCCCCGAGCAGTTCATTTCGGTCAGTCTCGCGGGTGCGGGATCGATAGCGGCCGGCCTGCGGGCGGCCGACGCAGTCACGGTCACCTTCGCCGCGGCCGGGTCTCTCGGCGGCGGAACGTTGACGAGAGAACAGGTCCTCGGCGCCTTTGTCGGCGCGGGTGCCATTACCGCCCCGGATATTCTGCCGCAGCAGTTTGTCACCAACGTCCTGGCTGGTGTGGGGTCGATGGCCGCCGCGCCCGAATCCGTGGATGTCGTCGTAAGCGCGTTGAACAGCGCGGGCTCGATCGCCGCCGCGGCAGGATCCGTGGGCGCCGCCATAAGCCTTTTGAGCGGTGCAGGCGCACTTGCCGCCGATTTCCTGCCGCAGCAATTCGCAAGCGCGGTCCTTGCTGGTTCGGGGTTGCTCTCGGCGAACTTAGCAGAGAAGGAACTCACGGCCGCGGCGTTCGTAGGTTTGGCGGCCTTGAGCGCCGATTTTGCCGAAAAGGATCTGGTAGCAGCGGCACTTGTGGGATCCGCGACGCTCGGCACCGATTTTGCGGCGGCTGGAACGGGGCGGGCCGTCGCAGCCGCAATGGCCGGCGCGGGTGCTCTTCGGGCGGATTTAGGCGTCATTTCGGCCGCGGCAGCCGGGGAACCCTCGATCCTCGGCGGTCATTCAGCCCGCAGGCGGCGCCGCGCCGTACGGGGCAACCTGGCCCTCTACCTGATGGCGTTCGGCGCGGAAGCCTCGGGCGAGGTCGAGGAGCCGAGAGAGGGCCGCGCGGCGGCTCTCTTCGGGTTCGCGGCTCGGGCGCGCGGAGCAGTCGGCGCAGCTGGGGCGCTCGAATGCCCGCTGCCGGAATTCAGTGTCGCGGTGCGCGGGGAAATCGCGCCCTGCGGCGAGATGCGAAGTTTCCTGGGTGTCGAAGCCCGGGCGGTCGGCAGGTTCGACCATTTCAGCGACGACGAAATTTCCGCGCTCTGGCCATGGCTGCTGCTGGCCGCTTAGGGGGACGCATGATCCGCACGATCTTCCCAGCGCAGGTTACCAGCCTCGGCGACGACGAGGTAGAGGTCGTCCTTTCGACCGGCCTCAAGGCGCGCGACGGTCACGTCCTCGTGCCCGAGGGCTGCGACCTCTCCGGCTACCGAAGCAACCCGATCGTCCTCTGGCAGCACTCGCCCGAAACCCCGGTCGGTCGCGCCTCGGAGATCCAGGTCAGCAACGACAAAATCATCGCGCGCATCACCTTTGCGCCCCTGGGGGTGTCGCCCAAGGCCGACGAGGTGCGCGGATTGGTCAAGGCGAACGTGATCTCGGCCGTCTCGGTGGGTTTCGACCCGGTCGACGGCGAACCGCTCGACCCGAAGCGCCCCAGAGGCGGGCAGCGCTTCACCCGCTGGGAATTGCTGGAATGCAGTTTCGTCAGCGTCCCAGCCGACCCTGGCGCGATCGTCACGGCACGTGCGAACGGAGAAATCGACATGGCGGACTGGAAAGTCGGCGCGGCGCGCAACCTCCCGGTCGAGGACAGCGACGCCTGGGACGGCCCGGCGGCCGAGAAGTCGATCTTCGACCATGCCGGCGGCGACGAGTTCGACCCGGTGAAGGCTCGTGCGGGGTTCCTCGTCTACGACGCCGACGCGCCAAAGCTGCGCGGCTCCTACAAGCTGCCGATCGCGCACGTGGTTGACGGCGAACTGAAGGTGCCGAAGGGCGCCCTGCGCGCCGCGGCCTCGCGCCTCCCGCAGGCCGACATCGGCGACGCGAAGGACGAGGCGGAGAAGGTCCTCAAGGCCTACGAGAAAAAGGCCGGGATCGGTGATGATGCCGAGCGTGCCGTAAAACCGCGCCGGGCGCGCCGCGCGCCGCCGCCGGTGATCAGGCTGCGCGGCATGTCGGATCTTGGCCGGTTCGCCTATCTGCTCGATTGCCTCGCCGACCTCAAATGCTCAGCCGAGATCGAGGCGGCGCTTGAAGGCGACGAATCGCAGGTTCCGGCAATGATCGCCGCCGCGCTGCAGAGCGCCGGCACTGCGATGCTGGCGATGGCCGCCGAGGAGATCGCCGAGCTGATCGGCGGCGAAGAGGCCGACGACGACAGCGGCGAAGGCCTGGGCGACGACGACATGATGATGATCGTGGCCTCGACGACCCCGGCGCAGAAGCGGTTCCGCGTCGGGGCCGCTCGTGCAAGGGCGCTCCTCACCCGCAAGGGCAAGACCCTCTCGGCGGAGACCGCACGCTGCCTGCGCTCGGCCCTCGACATGCACGACACGGCCATGGACCAGCATCGCTCGGCGATGCGGGCGCACCGCGCGGGGGCGCAATATATCCGCGACCTCATCGATCCCGAAGACGACACGGGAGACGAGAACGGCCAGGGCGCCGAAGGCGACAATTCGACAATCCAGAAGCCCAATGGCGTCGCCGAGGACGAAGGTTCGCGCAGCCTCGATTACCGCAAGCGCCAACTCGATGCGCTCCTCCTGGCAGGGGCGTAGTTTCAATGGCGAGCCCAGCAGCCGCGCAACTCCGCCTGGCCTTGGCGGATACCTGGGCCTTCTACTTCAAGTCGCATAGCTTCCACTGGAACGTCCAAGGGCTGCTGTTCCGCCAGTTGCATGAGTTTTTCGGCGACCTCTATTCAGATGCCAACGGCGCGGTCGATGACCTCGCCGAGCATCTTCGGGCCATCGGCGAATTGGCGCCGTCATCGCTGGTCGAGATCGATCAGCTTTCGCGCATCACGTTTGCGCCCTCGCCACCCGACGCGATGCGGATGGTCGCAACGCTCAGCGCGGACAATGAGCTTGTCCTCGGCAGTCTTGGTGCCGCGCAGGCTGCCGCAGCAGCTTCCGGCGAGGATGGCCTCGCGAATTTCCTGCAAGACCGGCTCGACCGGCACAAGAAATGGGGCTGGATGCTCCGAGCCACGCTCGGAACCGTCGAGGGTGAAGTTCTACGCGAAGCCGATTATAGACGGCGCGAGGTGGAGGCCTTAGCGCTCGCAGCGCCCATCTGAAAATCCCCACGGGGATCGCCCAAATAAGTCGCCGCTTGGGCAACGGCTTCCCGCAGCGTCGTGAGACGCCGCCTTCCTGATCATTGGAGCCTACTTGATGGAAAAGGTCAGCGACCTGATCAAGCGGCGCGCGACCGCTTACGATGCTTTCGCGGCAATCGCCAACCTCGAAACCCTGGACGACCAGCAGAGGCGGGATTATCCGACGCTGAAGGACGCCGTCACCGACCTCGACGCGCAAATCGTCCGGGCACGGGAGGCGCAGGAGTTGTCGGCCTCCACCGCTCGCCCGGTGGCCGGGCAGGAAAACGCCTACCGCGCGCCAGCCTCGCCGGAGAAAGACCCCTACATCAGCGACGAGGCCGCCAAGGCGCGCGGCATCGGCACGAGCAAGGGTCTCGTCGTCGGCGGCATGATGAGGATGATCGGCCGGGCCGCGAGCGAGTTCACCTCGCCCTCGAAGATCGCGGAAGCGGTCTATGGTGCCAATCACCCGATCACCCGCGCGCTGATCACCGGCACAGGCCCGGCAGGCGGCTTTATCGTGCCGCCCGATTACATCGCGGAGATCATCGAGCTTCTGCGACCGCTGGCGCAGGTCCGCGCCGCCGGCCCCCGCACGATCCCGATGCCCAGGGGGACGATGAGGCTCCCCGGCCAGGCGAGCGCGGCGACGGCGTCCTACGGGGCGGAAAACACCGCTATCGCGCAGTCGCAGCAGACGCTCCGCACGATCGTCGCGACCTACAAGAAGCTGACCGCCTTGGTGCCCGTGTCCAATGACATGATGCGGTACGCCGACCCGGCGGTTGACGCCTTCGTGCGCGACGACCTGGTGAAGGTCATCGCGCTTCGCGAGGATCTGGCATTCCTCCTCGGCGACGGTACGCAGGACACCCCGCGGGGTTATCTCAGCTTTGCCAACGGCTGGGTCGGGGCGAACGCTGGAACGATCGGTGTTTGGTCGACGACCGCCAACTCGGTCTTCGCGGTCAACGGCACCGATCCGGCGAATACGACCGGCGGCAACTTCATTACCGCAAACCAGACCTATACGCTGGCCACCGTCGCGGCCGAACTGGGCGGGGCCGTCAACCGGCTGGATACGGCGAACGTGCCCG